CCGGAATTGTCAAACTCAATGTACTCCGGCTGCCCGGTCTCGCCTGTGATGCGGAAGGTCCTCGGCAGGTCGTAGAACTGCCTGACCAACTCGATCACAAGGGTGCAGATATCGGTATATGCCCGGTATGCTCCCTTGATCATATCTCGGGAGCCCTTTGATCCGGCTTCCTGCAGCGCGGCAATTGCGGAGGCAGCAGTCACTCCAGCTGTGGTGCTTCCCTGAGAGAAATCACGGTTTCCGCTCGTTTCCTTCAACTCGTCGATCTTCGCCTGAAGGACCGCGAGGGCGTTGCCAGACAGCTCCTTCGTTTCAATCGGGCGTAAATTGTCTTCATTCGGTGAGCCGGATGTATGGACAATCTGCCTATTTGTGTCGAGGAACTCTTCCTCGTTGATCCCCATGCTGTCCTTGCCAAAGTACCTCGGCTTTGCGGCCCACAAAGCATTGTCCAGGATCGCGCCGTCGAGGCGGTCAATGAACTCCTGCGGATTCCTCATAATGTCGATGAATCCGTATCCTGCCGGCGTCCCTTTCTCCTCGTACAGCACGTCCATGACAAAGGGGTATTTGCCGCCGTTGGCGTAAAAGCCAGTCTCCGCATACTTCGGATCATCCTCGGAAGCATAGAGAATAACGTCATCCACGTACTGGACGTAGTGCAGCAGATCTTTGCCGCCCTTGTTGGTCTTGTAATACCAGTCCACGACGCACGACTTGTGGGATACATCTACATGGTCATCGTAATGATAGGCATTGTGGGTAAGGCCGCTCTCTCTCAGCTTTCCCCTAAGCTCCGGGTGGGCGGATTCCAACTGATCGTTATCCTTAAGCGAGAGCAGAAACACGTCTTTCGAGTCCTGGATGTTCTGGATCCCCGGCTCCCAATACAGGTTGAGGACGTCAATCGGACGAATGTCCACGTCTCCGATTCCGTTGAGAAGCGTGGGATTGTAGAAGACACCATAGACACCGACACCGTTTTTCAACTTATCCCACCACACGGATGAATATGTCTGCTCAAATCGGCAATTCTCCATGATCACCGGGAGTATGGAGCTGAGCGTCTTCGCTGCCGCCTCATCATCCCGCGCTCTCGGCAGCACCGCAGGCTCAGGGAAATTGTCCATCGCGTCCGCGTGCTTGTTCATGATAGAGTTAAAAAGCCATGCTGAGACCGGCTTCGCATTGTAATTCTGCCGCTTGTTCTCGAATGATCTCGGGTTGTGCTTGAAGTTCTCCCAGTGCAGAAACTTCCACCAGTCCTCGTTCTCGATGATCCGCGCGTCGTAGTTCGCCTTGCCTTCCTTGTACCGCTCAAGGCGATCCTGCGCGGCCTTTAGCTCCGCGTCACCGATAGTGCGTCCTGCCGTGACGGCAGCGGGGGCCGGTCTGGCGTCAGCCATGGAGACCGGGTCAATATTGATAGGGATATCAGGCATATATACCTCCTCTTGTAGTTCTCGGCGTAGTCCACTGGTTCAGCGGGTCGTCCGCCGGCATCTGTTTCTGTATGTCCTTCCGCGGGTTCAACGGGTGCTCCATGAAGAGATACCGCGCCTCGTCGTAGATGTGATCCTCCAGCGTGGTGTCGATGTCCTCCACTTTCTTCTCGTCGTAGATCAGGATCGGGATCGTGCGGATGAAGTGCCTGCACGATTTGAAGCAGTAGAACATCGGGATCCCCATCGAGTCGAATGCCAGGCGGTAGTGGAACTGCATCTTCCCGGCCAGTCTTGCGTGATCTCCCGGGGAGAAGTAGATGCGCTCCTGCTCCATCATCTCCGCGATGCTCTCACCGTGGGATTTATCCCAGATTGCCGGGTCCGCTATGCCGGCGATGGTCTTCCCTTTCAGGTTCGGGTCTGTGCTCTCGATCTCCCGGATGGTCTTCGCGATCTCCTGCGGCGTGATCATGAGTCCGACATTCGGCTCCCCGGTGCATCCGTAGTATTCCCTGATCCGGTAGATGCGGTTCGAGTGATCAACGGCGTACCATCCCACGCTGAAGGGCTTCGCGTAGCCAAAGTCGAAGCTCCGGTAGATCTTCCAGGAGGCGTCCACCGGGAAATCGTCTATCACATGCGTCCACCTCCGGTCCTGATAATGGTTCGAATCGTCCCGCCACTCCACGAACACCTGACCGACGAAGCTGTCCCAGTCTCCGTAAAGCCACGCCCTCCGCCGCGCTTCCGGCAAGTTCTCCAGCTCATCGACATATTCCGGGTGCGCCTCCATGAGAACCTTGTTGTCGTAGACCAGCGACTGGATGTAGCTGTACTGCTCCGGCTTCTCCTTCCCAACATACTGCCGGTCCACAAACAGGCGCTTGATGTAGGCGTGTCCCTTGCCGCCGGGGTTGCAGGTATAATAGGTTCGCAACGGGAATTTGGGATTCGTGCCGCGGACGCAGGCGTTCAGGTCATGGATCTGCTGTTCTGAGAGCTGCGTTGCCTCATCCAGATAGAGCACATCCACTTCAGTTCCCTGGTACCGGTCCGTATCGCTGTCCCTGTCACAGTAGGCGAAGCGGATGGTGCTGCCATTCGGGAACCGGATGATCTTCTTGGACTCGTTGAATTTGAACGGGCATCCGGGTCTTCCGATGCCGAGGAGCTTACGGAACGGAGCAATGTGGTTTGCCTCCAGCTCCGGGAAGCTCTTTCTGACGATCATCTGCGAGATCTCCGGGTACTTCGACGCCAGGAGGACCGCTTTTGTCCTGACCGCCCAGCTCTTCCCGCCGCCTCTGGCCCCGCCGAACCCAACATGTCGGTGCGTATCTCTGAGAAAGAGATCCTGTTTTTCATTTGGCGTCCCGAGCTCAATCACCGTACTCATCGCATCCCTCGATTCTGATAGCAACAGATCTGTCTTCCCCGCCGCCCTGGTCCGGGTGCTGGTCGATCATCTTCAGCAGGAATTCAAAGCAGGGCAGGTTTCCGCGCATTGCATTGCGCTTCAGGGCCTTCAGCATGACGTCCTGTTCTTCCTTCGTGAGTCCATTCAACAATGCTTCCCTGAAGGTCTTCAGTTCGCCTCGTCGCTTGCCAGAGTTTTTACCGCCTTTTCGCAGTTCGCTCGGAGTTAACTTGTGTGTAAGGTTTGCATCTTGCTTTGGATTACGAGCCACGCATGTCACCCACCTCCACGGCATTCCAGTCCATGCCATATTCGTCCAGGATCACACGGAAGTCCTCGATATCGTGCGGCCTGATCTTCAGGAACCCATTGTCCTCCATGCCGATATGCAGCAGTTCATGGTACATAAGGATTTCCTGCTGCTGGTTGTCCATCATCATGGTGTTTGGCTCGTAGAAGACGATCACGAAGTCGTAAGGGATAAAAGCCTGCCAGAGCGGCTTCACCTTGTGGCACTCGGCAAAGATGATCCTGTCGTCCTTAGTTTTCTGCTTGCTTGACATGGCGTAACCGATCCGCACCCGGCACTCCCGGATCCAGGCCAGATCAGGACGGTCACGGATCACCCGCCGTCCCAGTTTTCTCAACTCTTTCGATTTTTCACATACTTCTGCGCTCATACTGCCATCATCACAGATTTCGGCACCACGCACCGCCCTTTGCCCAATAAAAAAAGGCCAGCCTTTCGACTGGTCTCATTTAATGCTTTTCACATACTCCTGATAGCACCTGCAGGTACGGTATCCTTCCTCGCTGTCGCAGTAATGCCGCTTGTACCTCATCATATCGTTATAGCCGTGCAGTCGGATTATGAAAGACGCATCATGGCCGGGGTCCATGCAGTCACACTGGATCCCGGCGATCTTGCTGTTCTTCGATTTCACAATTCCCTCATAGAGCGGACACTTCGCTTTGATTTTCTGATTCGTATAGAATCCCAACTCACTGCTCCTCCTTCAGATTCTCGCTGTTTATGATTCTGTATACGATCATCGCGATCATCATGACTACGGCGAAGCCGCCCACAAAAAGGCCAAGCACAAAACCTATCAGCGTATCAATCATCAGCACCCTCCAATGCAATCACGATCTGCTCTACCAGCTTGCTAAACGCCAGTGTGATTTCCTCTTCGCTCTCCGCCGGAAGAGTCCGCCTGATCTTAGCGTAAGCCTTCATCAGGTCGGACAGCCTCCGGCAGTCTTCAATGTGTATCATCGTCCGGATTTAACTTGCCGGTAACTTGCCGATACGGTTCCGGCGCTTCCATCCATGCCACCACATGGTCGCTCACCAGCCAGAAGGGATCCCCCTTTTCCGGTATAATAAACATGTCGCTCCCAATGTGGCGCTCATCCCCATAGTCAATCGATACGATGTAATCCTTCTCCTCAGTCGGCAGCCGCTCACTACATGGAATCCAGCTTGCTGACAGCTTTTCGGATAGCGACTCTATGGTATCAGCAGCGTCATTGATAATCCTCGCAAGGTCGCCGTTGCGGCTTTTGGCGTAATCCCTCAGATCGTCAATCTGTTTTCTTATCAAGTCCATTCCCGTCACCGTCCTTCCTCATGTAAGCGCCACAAGACGGACAGAACTTAAACCACGGTTCATCGATTTCAAGGACGCTCTCTTCACACTCAGAGCAATGCCAAGCATGATGTGGAAAATTATCACTGTACAGACCATCATCTATCCATCTGCCTTTAATCCGCTGTGGCTGTGCGGATGGCAAAGCATTGATCGCATCAATTGCCCTTTGTGTATTGCAGGCATTTCTTTCCACCGCATCAGTTGCCGCTCGCCTGCTGATGCAATCTTTTGAACATCTTTTGATTTCACCATGATTTTCAAAAGTTGCATCTTCTTCGGAAAGTTGCCCTTCCTGTTGCGATATCGCAACGGCAGCCTCCTGCTCATCATCCTGGAGAAGGTCGCCCACCGTCACAACGACCGGCTCCACAGGATCACTCATGGTCGTATATCGTACATCTACGGCAGCTTCCTGCACGATAGAACCAGATTCCTTGGCTTCTGGTTCTATCGGCGGCGGCAGGATATCAAAGTCCTCGATTGACATCTGGCCTTCCAGCACTTCCACCGGTCCCGGCTCGGGGATCCTCATTGCCCGGATCTGCTGTACAGTGGTCTCATGCGTCACCGTTTCGGCCTGCTGATCGGTGAGATACAGCATCTCCTGCAGCTGTGATCTCGACAGGTCCGCATATCTCTCCATGATGAGCGGTGAGTCTCCACCCTCGGAGAACCGGTCATTAATGCTCATGTACCTGGATGCCGTACTCTTGGAGATCCCGAATTCACGCGAAGCGAAATCCCAGACAGTGGCATAGTTTGCCCCTTCGGCGTCCTTCCACAGCTCCCGATCCCTTACCTGCTTGAGATAATATCCGACAGCTACAACCGACCGCGCCACGTTCTTAAGATTGGCGCCTATAAAGCAGCGCACATCATCCAGGGAGCATTTCGCATACCACGGCAGCTCCTGCACCACAGTTACCCCCTCTGGCACTTCATCCTCC